TTGCGAACCCTCGCAACTTCTCTTCTGTGGTGTAGCTCTGGCCTTGATTCAAAACGTCACCTGCGTTACCAGAAACGAGTTCAACAGCCTGCTTTTGACTCTTTGAAAAACGCCGCATTTCACCCTCGGCTCAAAACGGGATATCGTCGCCACCCTCATCAACTTCCGCCGGCACCGTTTCCGCCTTCTTCGCGGTCTTCTTCAACTCGCTACCGAACAACGCGTCCAGTTTCTTCGCAACGCCTGAGTCGTTGACCGCTTCGATCTCGGACTTTGGCATCGGGAATTCCCACTTGTCGTAATCGTTGCCGTTGACATGCTCGTGCTTGCAATTCAACTCAACGAGTTTCCCGTTGAAACTGACGTGCTCGAGTTCGCTGAATCGCGACCCGTGCCAACCCATGTCGCGAAGAATCGCAATCGTGCGGTCAACCGTCTTGGGAGTCAGGTAGCACTGGACTTCCCGCTCATACTCGCCAACGAGCGGCGTAAACAGGAACGCCAAAAACGGCGTCTTCTTCACCTTCGACTCGCCGAAATAGTGCGAGCGGATCTTGCACTCGTGCCGCCCTTGTTCGTAATGTGCCATCAGTTCCGTGCCTCCTTCATTGCTGTTACCAAATTCGCCCACGCCGCTTTGCCGCTGTCGCCCATCGGGATCTCTTCAGGAAGACCGTGACGGTTCTTCGCTTCAAACGCGGCCGAGTACTCGGTGTGCAACACGCGGTCGTGTCCGCCCTTGCCCTTCGCCCGAGACCCACTGTCGTCAACCTCGACGTGATAGTTGCCGAACAAGACCATGTCCGCCCACCGGTGCGTTAGATTCCACGTCTTGTGGTGCAGGTCCGGTACGAACCGATCGTAGTCCTCGCCCAGCGGATTCTTGTGAGGCTTCACAATCGAATGCGTTAGGCAGACAATCGACAGACCGGAATCGCGGCAGTCGTCCAATGCGTTGAGAAGCAGGCGCCACTCTGGCAACGCGGACTCGTACCCGCGGCCGTAGCCAGCGAATCCCTTCTCACCCCAATTGCCGCCGTACATCGTGTCACAGACAAACTGATGGCAAAGCCGCTCAAGTCCGCCAATCGTGTCGATGACGAGAGCCTTGTACTTGTGCTTGCCCGCGGCGAGCTGCTTGAGGATTGCCAAGACCATCGCCCAGTCTTGCGCAGTTGGCAGCACTGGGATGTCCGCAGGCACCTGGCCGGATCGCTTCAGCGTCTCAATCCCAAGCTCTTGGGCGTCAATTAAGAAGACGGCGCCGGGAATTGCTGCCCCAAACGATGTCTTTCCGAGACCTGGCGGGGCGTACATTACGCTCGCTGACGGTCTCTCTTTCACTTCAGTGCTGACTTCGCTCAGGAAGTCCCGCAGCATCTCAGACGACCGCGATGGCCGACTCTTCGTTGCTGTGTTCATTAAGTAACCTTTCTTCATTCTTTGCGGACCAATAAACATCCATTGCGTCATGCCACGCAGTGCCGAAGATGAGCGGTTCGCGGTCCTCAACTTCGACTCGTTTGATTCCTAGTTCGTACTGATAGAAGTGCTTTCGGCGGCATGTCTGGAAACATCGAACGCGCGAGTTCGTGAGCAGATCGCGACCGTCGCCATCCGTTTCCAGTTCCTCATGGACGGACTCCTTGCGTTCCCAGCGGTCGCTGTCTGGCGTGTCCGAGCCTGAGCAGATGCCCAGATACGGACAGGGAGTCCCATACAGCATGCAGGCGCCAGAGTTCCGATACCAACGACCCAGCCGGCGAGCCGAAATGATCTCTTGGCTGATGTCCCAGAGTTCGGTGATGTACTCTGACAACTCCGACCGCGTTCGCTTCGCGGAACGCCGCTGAAAATACTTCTCGCCCTGGTCCCGCATCAATTGGGCAACACGAAGCTCGAATAGCTCCGGCGTTTCCTTCATCCCCTCGAACGCATCGCATTCGATATGCTGACCGCAGTATGTGTGCAGTGACGCCAACGCCGCCACGTCTTTCTTTGCAATCGCTTTCGGCTTGATGGCTGGCTTGCGGACCACATCCCAAATGACTTGGTCGACTTTGATTCCGTTGGCGAGCAACAGCAATTCGTACTGATTCGGCTGCCCCTCAACTTCGATCTGTCGCCAGTAGGACGAATTCGGATCTTCGATGTCAGACTGTGTCGTCTTGTGATCCGTTAGCGTGACGGTGGCGTCTTCGGCAGTGAGCTTGTCCAGCTTCCCAGCGAGTCGAAACGTGCGAGACCGACCGCTGGAGCGGACGTTCGGCAAGTCCGAGTAATACTGCTTCTCGATCTCTCGAACATTGATGTTCGATTGAACGTCACCCCATCTCGCGTCATACGCGGTGAGCATCCCGCGAATCATCGACGCCTGAAACGGTCGGTCTTCGCTGCTTACGCTGTGCTTCGCTGCATGTAGCGGGTTAATCATTTGTATCTTTCGTTGCCTGCCAGACTGCCGCGTTTCGTCTGCTGGTCGTCTTCCGCTGCCCGCACTGAATGATCAGCTTCGCCTTGACCAATTCAACTCGCCGAGGTCTTTGCGTTGATGGATTCATCGCCAGACCGAGTTGGATTTCCTCGTCGGTCGCTCCCCAATTGCCGCGAGCCGAAATAAAGTCGTAGACTTTCCGGCGGTGCGTGCCGACAACTGGCAGGATCGCGTTAGCTGCCTCTTTACTTTCCGCCGAATGCGGATGATAAGGTGCCGTTTCGACGGCCGTCTGCTCGCTCATTCGTTGGCGTTCAAAGTCGCCGAACATGTTTGTTTGTTTCATCGCATTACCCTGGGTATTTGAATCGCTCTTGTGGGCCGAGTACCGCTGTCCAGGCGTCAAATGTACTGATGTCGTCTGGACCGGAATCGCTTGCCATTGACTCATGCTTCTGCACCTTTCTCGCTAGCCTGGCGGCGTCGTACCAATTGAAACTCAACTCCGGGTTGACCGCTTGCCGTCCAAGGACGCGGAGTATGTCAGCCTCCTGCCCATCGTCGTAGACGAAGATGTACCGCTCTTTGCCCCGCACGAGCCCGAGGAAGTTTCGGCTGTCGTCCGTGTCTGTGGCTTTCATCGTTGCCTCCATTCTGAACTTTCACCTTGCTAGTGATAACTTACGAAACAGCCGCTCTTGCTCGTCCGTGTCAACCTGAACCATCTCCGATTTACGAAGCACCGTTTGAATCATCGGCTCTTCAATTTCCGTCACCGGAATATGGACATTCAGCGGCTTCGTTGAGCCGTAACGATTCGACCGCTTGATGCACTGGTAATAGCTCTCATAGCTATCCTGTAATCCGCTGAAGATGTGTCGCGTTGCGATCTGCAAGTTGAGCCCGAATCCCAATATCTTCGGCTTGCTTATCAGCGTCTTCACCCGCCCCGCTTTGAAGTCATCAATTGCTTTCTGGCGGACATCATGCTTGGTCGTGCCGGTGAGACTCACCGCACCAGGGAGATACTTAGCGAGCGAGTCCTGCTCCGCGTTGTACAGGCACCAGATGATCGTTGATTCGCCCTTCCATGATTCCAGCAATTCATCCTTGATGAATTGCGGCTTGAGTGTCGGCACCGATTCTCCGTCGTAGAATCCCTTACCGAGTTGCCCCAGCTTTGAGCGACCAGTGATTCCCCCTGGCTCATTTGCGAACAAGCTGCCCGTCACGCTGCGCATGATTTCGACTTGCTCTGGCGTCATGTCCACAGGATGGATGTGAACATTGATCGGCGGAATCGTCTCGGCATTATCCAGCCAGCCGTAGGTCGCTGGATTCGACAGGAAGATCGACCAATGAGCCATCGCCCGATAGAACGCCGATAACGCATGCGGCTTAAGCTCCCACCGATTATCTACTTGTCCGCGATTCACAAAATACGTTGCGAGGAATGCGTTGACCGTGCTGAACTGATCTAAGAATACCGCGTGATTGGCATACTCGATCCGATCATTAGGAGCAGGCGTACCAGTACAGCAGAGCTTCCATTCAACGCCCCGCCCCATTTCGATTAGCTTCGTTCCCCATTTGCCGTAATGGCTCTTGAGCATTGAAGACTCGTCGAGAATCAGCCCGCCAAGATTCCTTGCTCGCAATTCCGGTCTAATTGATTCGTAGTTGGTAATGCCAACGTCATGCTCGCCGTAGTTGCCATCGAGCCAATCTTGCAACGCAGCGGCAGGGATCGTATCGATACCGTAAGCACCAACGCCGCGATCTGCTGGATAGAACTTCTGCGATTCCTCGATTGTCTGCTTGACGACCATCAAAGGCGAGACAATCAACACTCGCTTGCCTACTGACCGATGCGCCGCATGGCGAGCGAACTCAAGCAGGATTGCCGTCTTGCCTAACCCGCAATCACAGAACGCCGCAAACTTTCGCTTTCGGATTGCCATCTCGGTAATGGCGGCTTGGTAGTCGAACATCCAATCGGGAGCCGCGTAGTTCGAGAACGGCAAAGCTTCCGCCTCAACGCCGATCATGCTGGCGTACTCATCAGGGAACCATGCTCGCCGGCCGAGGATGATCGATACCGGCAATCGCTTAATTGCGCAAAACTTGCGGTAGTCTTCAACCTCGCTGGGATTCAGATCAATAATCACTGGTCACTCCCAAACAGAGCGAATTGTTTTTGCTTCGACGCCTGAGCCTTTGCGAGATTGATCTGTGCCGTCTCGTAGTATTCGTCTTTTAATTCGCACCCGTAGAATCGACGATCCAGCTTCACCGCCGAATGTCCCTCGCTGCCAATCCCCGCGAACGGCGAGAATACAATCTCGCCAGGATCTGTGTATAACTTGACAAGCCGCGAGATAACGCTGAGCTGAAGTGGGCAGATGTGCTTGGTGTCATCCTCGCCCTTGCCTTCCTTGGTATTAAGAGTGTCCGTTTCGCGAATGTCCATCCATGTACATTCGGCCCAGTCAATCCAATCGCTCCGACTGACCTGCCCTTTGCCATTGACCGCAACCGCGTTCTCGCCAGGCACGCGAAACTTGATTAGATAGTCAGGCAACGTACCGCGACACTTTGCCCGATCACGCTCCAGCCCGACGAATTGCAATTCTCTGCTGCGAGTTCGGATTGCCTGCGCCTGTGGATTCTTCCGCACCGACCAATCGTACTCGTAGACCAATCCAGCTCGCTCGCCGAGTCGGATGTTCAGCCCGCGGAAGTCGTGGAGCCCTACGCCGCCTGACCGCTTGAGGCGAGGGATCTGCATGACGTGGACGACAATAGCCCGCCCTGGTTTGATCAAGCGTGACAATTGGCGATAGAAGAATGACAGATGCAATTTGGCATCGCCGGTAAAATCCTCGCTGTTTCCTATGTCTTGCTCGGAATCTGAGTAAGCATACAGGCTAGGAAATGGCGGCGAGAACACCGAGAAATCGAAGCACGCATCAGGCAATGTCGCCATGTGCTCGATGCAATCCCCGTGATGTAGTTTCCAGTCTCCGCTAAATAACATCCCATGATTCCTTTATGTACAGCCCGGCAGCAGTGACAACTACAAGTCATCACCCCTGCCGGATGCGGAGTCTATCTTCCCGCATGTATCGTGTAGTAACCTGACGACCAAGCTGGCAATCTTGCCAGTGCTTCCAGTCCAGCAATTGCCTGAGCCGTATTTACGGCACCACTGCAAAAGCTCAAGCCGTTCTGATTGTGTTAGCGGCCGATGCGAGATCACCCTTGCCCCCATTCGAGTTCGCGGAGTCGCGGAGTTAGCAGCCCCCTGGCGTTATCCCCATGCGCCCGCGCCCAATCGAGCGCCTGACTGCTGTTGGCGACCACCCGCTGCCCGTTGGCCCAGTACCAAAGCTGGCCTTCAGAGCCGATGTAGATGCGGTGCAGCCGCTGCCCAATGCGACCCCAGAAATATGATGCATTGCGTGTCATACTGACGCCCTCAATCGCACGCTGTAGATGAATTGATAGGCATCCATCTCAGTCTTCTCATACATGCCAGAGATCACGGTGACCGCTCGAAACGCTTGGGCGCTGAAGAACAACTGCGCCGGTAGGTTTGCGTCCGATACGTCGAGTACAATTTCCGCTCTACCCGTCGGGTTTAGCTTGCGTTTCAGACCGTCGATTAAGGCTGTTGCGTATCCCATCCGCTGGTGTTTTGGATGAACAGCGATATTGAGAAGGCGTAGTCGATTCTTGTGCAATTCGTAGATCATGAACCCAACGACGCGTGCATCGCATTCGGCAACCATGCCGATGCTATTGCGCTGTCGAAGGCAGCGAATGAAATCCTCTTCGGACCACGGAAACTCGAATCCGGCAGTCTCGATTGCAAGCACTTCAGGCATGTCCCTGCGTATCAGCCATCGTCTATTCATCGCTCGCACCTCCGCTCGATCCAGCATGAGATTGCTAAGCCGATGGTGAGACCGATTGCGATGGCGGATATTGTCAGAATCGTTGGCATGGTTGACCTCCGTGTTAGAAGCACGCAGCGGGTTGCGTTTGCGGCTCCGAGCCACCCGCTGCGTAATGAGTCCGTCCATCGTCCGTGAATTAAAAAACGCCTCTCACATATTGCGGAGGCGTTGCTAACTCGGCCTCCTTGGCGGCGGGTTGTAAGTCGCGATTACGCAACCGCTGGTCGTGGTGGCAACTCGTCACGAGCGATACGCGTCTCTTGCGGCGCGTCAATTCCCAATCGCACCTTGCCGCCGTGAACACCGCTCACCTTGATATGTGCGATGACCTTGCCGTTGAGAGTAAGGCGAATCCCTTCGCCAGCCTTTCTCGTGAGACTCAACATGTTGAATCCTCCTGATAGGTGTCTTCCATGACGGGTCGTCTCCTGTGTCTGGCGCCGACAACGAGTCAGCGCCAACGACCACGTTGGCCGCTGCTGTGTTATTCCTCGTCGTAGAATTGAAACGCGAGGCGTGTCTTGTTGTGTGTTTCCGCTACTTGCACTTTGCAGCCCATGCGCCAAGCATGCTGGTAGATTGATTGGCGTACAGCACTTAGCGTCTTACCGAACTCCGCTGGTATGACTTCCCACCACTGGCCATCACACCAGTCGTCCCACGGATAGGTAGTTGCCTTACCGCGCCCCTCGGTCGGTGCCTCCTTCAATACGCGTCCCTTCATTGCCGACTCCTGTCGATTAGCTCTTGAGTCCGTAGCGGTCTTCGCTCGCTACGATTGGCGTGTCCGCCACGCCAAGAAATCTGTTGATGGCCGCCAGCGTGGTCTTCATCCGACTGCCGACCTTGACTGTTTCGAGAATGCGGCCTTCGTGTCCGCGAGTGGCGTAGATGTAGACCGATGACCGAGAACAGTTGAGAATGGCCGCCGC